AGTGACAATCGAAGCGGGTGGTGTCGATATCAACAGCGGTTACGCAAAACAATCTGCTCTTGGTATGGCCTACAAACACGATTTTACCGATATGTTTGCTGTTGATGCTAGCCTAGCCACACTACGTACTAATACTCTTGCTGGTCAAGAAGGTGTTGATACCACAACAGTACGTTCTGAAATTGGCGGCGATGTTAAGTATGCTGTTCTTCCGGGCATCGGCATTTACAACAGACTGGCTTTGGGCAATCAAAGCGGCAGTTGGCGCGGTGTCAACAGTAGTTTTGGCTACTGGGCAGAAGAAGCCGGCGTAACTGGTCAATACAAGCAATTTGATGCTAAACTAGGCTATCGTTGGAGAAATGCCTTTGATGACGGCTACGGCTTTAGAACACAGACCACACGTACTGGTCTAGGCTACTCTGTTACTCAAGCAGATCGCATTGGTGTAAGTTATGATTTCATTGAAGGTGACTATAAAGCACGTCAATGGGGTGTTAACTACACACGTTCGTTCTAAAATAGACCTTAACGCCTAGCGTCAAGCCCGGATAACTACCGGGCTTTTTTACGTCTAAAACATTTCAACAGGTATTCTATAATTGGCTAAATATCCTATTATAAGACCATCTTGAGGAATTCAGCCAGTGAGTAATATTAATCCAAACAGTATAGATCCAACCTTTCCTGTAGCAGGACAGGACAATTCTAGCCAAGGTTTCCGTAACAATTTCGCACAAATCCAAGCGGCCTTGACCACTGCTAGTATAGAAATTACAAATCTACAAGCAAACGAAATTCTCAGCGGAGCAACAAATACCAACAATCTAAGCGGTGCGGTATTGGATAACCTAGTGCTTAATCGCGCTATGCAGAGTTACTACTACTGGCCAACTAGTGTTACAACCAACACCATTGTTACCTTAGATTGGACCCTAGCCGAAGTACATGAAGTGGCATTTGAAGGAACAGGTTCTGTTACAGTTGATATTGTTAACATGCCGGCTTCTAACGGATTGAATCAAGTTTACTCTACAATGAGAGTTTACTTTGACATTGTTCACGTTGAAAACACAGTCAACTGGGAAAACTACACAAGTATTTCTAACTGGGGTCGTTTGACCAATATCAATACAGGTACAGGTATAATGACCTTTGCTAACACTGGTAGTATCGGTGTTGAAATTTCAAGTTTGGGCAACGGGTCTTACGAAATTCAAGAATTGAACCTAGTCGGCAGTGGTGCCGCAGGTAGCAGTAACTTCTCGGGCAACTTCGGTGACTTGCGTGGTATTCCTTATGCCAGTACTGGTTCAGCAGGTCTAATGCAGGTTGGTGCCGGACTATTGGTTGCGGGCAATGGCAGTGGTCTAGTCAGTCTAGATACAGGTACTGTAACAACCTTAATTAACAACTATGGTTCAAATGCCATGGGCGACTTTATGGCCATGGGCCACGTCATGACCGGCCAACCAAATGAAACTATTGTATTCGAAAGTTTAGGTAGTGGTCGAGTTTATGTTTACAATACTGGTACAGGTGCCGCAATTTTAGGTACAGACGATGCCGGTTTTATTGCCAGTGGAACTAACGTATATTTGTATAGTCAAACTGGTCAAGTACAGATGCAGAGTCCGTTATTTTTCCAAGACGGTTCTAAACAACAAACTGCTTATTTAGGTACAGCCACAACATCAACTGTCGGTGGTATTGCTATTGGATTTGGTCTAAGCATTGACCAAAACGGTGTAGTCAGCGTACCGGGTATTGAAGCATCAGTCGGAGCGACAGGTGCTACTGGTCCTGCGGTTCCTGGACCACCTGGCCCAGATGGTGCTACTGGTTCAACTGGTCCACAAGGACCTACAGGTAATGATGGCGCAACTGGATCAACTGGTCCATACGGTAATGACGGAGCCACTGGTGCTACTGGTCCTACCGGAGCAACAGGTCCACAAGGATTTACAGGAGCCAGCGGATACGTTGGTGTTGACGGAGCAACAGGTCCTACAGGGGCTACTGGTCCAATAGGTGCTACCGGAGTTGGAGCAACAGGTTCAACAGGTCCACAAGGTCCTGCCGGAACACCAGGCGGCCCTCCAGGTGCTACTGGTGCTACAGGTAGTGCTGGTTCTACAGGCCCAATTGGAGCAACTGGAGCAGGATCAACAGGTGCTACGGGTGTTCCGGGCGCAACTGGTCCAGCGGGTGCTACAGGTGCGGGGTCTACTGGTGCTACAGGCGTACCTGGCGGAACAGGCGCTACAGGATCTACTGGCCCAGCAGGTGGCCCAGGTTCTACAGGGGCCACTGGTCCTCAAGGATTTACAGGTAACATTGGTGCTACAGGTACAACAGGTCCTCGTGGAGCAACAGGTGCTGGTGCTACTGGTGTTCAAGGAACTACTGGCGCTACAGGCGCTACAGGTGCTACTGGACCACAAGGCGCTACAGGTGCTGGTGCTACTGGTGCCACAGGTAGTCAAGGTGCTACTGGTCCAATTGGAGCAACTGGTGCGGGAGCAACTGGAGCAACTGGCCCAATTGGCGCTACAGGTGTTCAAGGTATTTCTGGCGGAACTGGTGCTACTGGTTCTACAGGCCCACAAGGTTATACTGGCGCTACTGGAGCAGGCGGTCAGGGTGCTACTGGTTCAACAGGGCCAGCAGGTGCTACTGGAGCAGGTGCTACTGGTGCTACTGGATATACCGGATCAAGTGGTATTAACGGATTAAACGGTGTAAATGGAGCAACCGGTGCTACAGGTAGCGCAGGAGCAACTGGTCCTCAAGGTTATCCAGGTGCTACAGGTCTTGCTGGATTAAACGGTACAACAGGTGCTACTGGCGCAATTGGTGCTACTGGAGCAAGCGGAGCAACAGGTCCTGCTGGAGTACCAGGTGCTACTGGTCCGATTGGCGCAAGCGGAGCAACCGGTCCGAACGGAGCAACTGGATTACAAGGTAATATTGGTGCTACTGGTTCAACCGGTATCGGTGCTACAGGAGCGACAGGATACCCAGGTGCTACTGGTGCTGACGGACGTCAACCTGCTTCGTTCACATATACAGGTAGTGTGTACATTGTTCAAGGTGGCGGATTAACAGTTACAAACGTTGTTGGTTATGGCCCGGGCGGTATTAGTCTAGGCGGCGGTTACACATCATATACTTCACCGTATGTGTTTGGTGATGCTACACAATCCGGCTCAACCAATTCCGGCGCATTACAAGTTGTAGGTGGTGTCGGTGTTGGTGGAAATGTTAACATTGGTGGAAATATTATTGCTAATGGTCCATTGGCCAGTTTCGCTGGAACATTAACCAATGAAGGTCCGTTGTTCATTCAAGATGCTACAGATTCTGATACAACATTAACCGGTGCTGTGATTGTTCAAGGTGGCATGGTTGTTAATAAGGTCCTTAGAGGATTCTTCTTGTTTGGTGGTAACCTAGTCGGTTCAGGTGCTAGAAATATTCAAGCATCAAGTACAGGTTCGATTATTGTTGCTTCATCTGATGGCACATTAAAAACCAACATCAATACGCTAACAGAAGGTCTAGCATCTGTATTAAGCCTAAAACCTGTTACATACAGTTGGATTAATACAGGCTACTATGGAACACAAAGTGAAATTGGTTTTATTGCCCAAGATGTTCAAAAATTGTATCCAGATTTAGTTGGAACAGATCATAATGGTAAACTGACTCTAAATTACGATAGATTAGTTGCTCCATTGGCATTGGCAATTCAAGAACTTAATGCTATTGTAGAAGCCCAAGAGGCTCGTATTAAAGCACTAGAAGCCAAGATACAATAATACTTGACAACAGGTCCGTAAATATGTTTTAATAACATTTTACGGACTTTTTAATGACTACAAAATTACAATTCAGCCATAGCGGCACATTTGGCGATATCATTTATAGCCTACAGATCGTTAAGCACCTAGGTGGTGGCGATTACTTCCTTAGACTCTACAACATTGACAACATGGCCAGAGAAACTTTCGGTCCGGGCGCAGTGGCAGGAGATCATTCTGGCGAAATGACAGAAGCACAACACGAAAGTCTAATTTCTTTTATGGAGGCACAACCATATATCAACAGTTATGGTGTATGGCAAGAAGGTCAACATATTGATCACGCATTAGAATATAGTGGACGTGAAATTGTAAAACGTGAAGGAAATTATTCTTGGGGTTACGCAAAGGCCGCAGGAGTAAATGCTGATCACTATTACAAAGAATTTATGTTAGATCCTTGGATCGTTGCTCCTGACCCAATCAAGATCAAAGACAAACCTATTGTTGTAAATTGGTTAGATAGACATCGTTATGGTTGCCAACCTAAACCAGAAGCAATTAGACAACTGATTCGCCGAGGCATGGCAGAACAAGGAGTGTTCGTAGGGTTACCACAACAACACGAAGCATTTGAAAAATATTGGGGAGTTAGAATTGACTACTATCCAACTAAAGATGTTTTAGAGTGTGCTCGAGTCATTGCCGGAGCAGAACAATTTGTTGGTACACAGAGTATGTGTTTAAGTATTGCTCTAGGATTAGGTAAGACTGTAGTATGTGAACCTAGAAAAGATTTAAAGCCCCAACAAAACGAATGTTTTTATGTTAGGGCCAATGCTCACTACATTTAAACTGATTTCAACGCACTAAGAATATGATCAAGTTCCGCAAGGGCTTGGTCATATTGTCCCTTAGCAACATGAACCGCAATTCCTCCACGTGATTCCCATTGCTCACAGTTATCTGCTCGATCATCAACTAGAATATCGTTTTTAACCAAACAGTGATCTTGTTTGTCGTGACTGTAAGGTCCGATGTGTACAGGAATATCTGGATAATGTTCACGCATCCAATCTATTTTGTCTTGTACGCAATCAAACACATCATTCTGACGTGGGATGGCAGTAAGCATTACCAAATTCCAATCTAGTTCGTCACGATATCGACGAGCGATAGCAACTAATTGATCAGCCTTGGGCATCTTTGGAAGACTACGATAAAAGTGAGGAGCCTTCTTTAGTTCTTCCCAAAGATGATCCGGCCAACGATCTTCTTTTTGACCTGCGGCATCAATTGGAAATGTGGAGTGTAAGTATAATGAAGCGGCCAAGTCCCAGTCTGCTACCACGCCGTCCATATCGAGATGTATTGTATGTTTAATTTTCATAATGTTAATTATAACACACATTCATCTTACGGTGTGTATTAAGATTGCCAAACTTCTTGATATTTTTTTAAAGCCTTCATTCGGGCCAATGCTAGTCTAATCTTAACATAGTCCGACAATTCTATTTCTTTATTTTCTACTAGTTCAATTCGATTGCGATTTCGACCTAGCACTAGATCATCATCTACAATCACTTCTTCAGGCGCCGGAGGAATTACTGCCAGGGTTGATTTTAATCTCAGTTTTGGCTTTCCATGGACCCGACCTTTTTTGGTCACATTCTGCATTTGGGCAACGACAGGAGTAAGTGTATTCGCTATCGTATTTTCCAGGTTTATCATCATAGCGAAAGTGATAACTGGTATTAGTAACCGTTTCATGCTTGGTCCTCATTAACATAAATCCCTCCTTAAGGGTATATAATATATTAACGCACTAGCCCAACAAAACGTTTACAAACTTAATTCTTTGTCGCCCAAATATCTAATTGTGCCCATTAGTAATTTGATTTTATTTGAGTTTCTTAGACCCTTAAATGTTAAATTGGCAATTCCATATTCACCATCTGTAGCCAATCCTTTTTTACGATATTGCGACAGCATATCTTTAACTTTTTCGCACATGGACAAATTTTTTGATTCTACAGCCGCATCGATCATTTGACTCCATTTGGCCATTTCTTTCGCTACACCTTTAACATCGTAGTCTGATGCTGGCGGTGGAGGTGGGTCTATCCAATCATTTTCTAATATTGAATATGTAGCACTTACAGCAGGCTCTTCTGTATTTTCTGCGTAAAGTTCTACAGGTATTCCATAGATAGTAATATTGTGTTGTTCTTTCCACAGTTTACGCTTAGTATCAAAATATTCAGCAACATCCATATCACAAGTAACTTGATGGAAAGGAATTATAAGATGTAAATCTAAATCACTTTGATTAGTAAAATTGTAATTTGCTTGACTTCCGCTAATAACAATATCAATTAGGGGAGCATCTGTCCCAAGAAATTTATAATACACCCTAGAAATTTTTATTAATGCCTCACGAACTTTAGGACGTAGGTGACCGTCTTGCCATAGTTTGGGATTTAGTTCTTTGTGTAACTCTATTGGAGGGGAAAAATCAAACATTCTCATATTGGTTATTTATTTGATTAAATATCGAACATGCAAGGTTCATTAAATTTAACAGGCCATATATTATGCGCTCAACCACAAAGTATTGACCCGTATTTCGCACGTAGCGTAATTGCGGTAGCCGCTCACGACTCTTCACATAGTTGGGGGCTAATTGTTAACAAAGTTCATCCTAATATCACTATCACTAACATAATGCAGACAACTGGAATTGATTATGTTGATGATAGTCATATCTATATCGGCGGACCAGTAGAACCAGGAAGGGTTCATGTTATCCACACATTAGACTGGAAAGGGCATAGTACTGTAGCAGTTACCCCTGATATAGGAATTACTGGAGATGTATCCATTTTAGCCGCGATTGCGGGCGGAGAAGGACCAAATTTATATCGTATTGTAGCAGGTCTTTGTGTATGGGGACCAGGCCAATTAGACGGTGAATATAAAGGCCTACCTCCGTGGAAACTAGAACATAGATGGCTCGACGCACCGGCCACAATCGAGTCAGTTTTTAACGAAAAAGGCGACAGTCAGTGGCAAAAATCCATCGAAATTGTCGCAAATTCAGTCATTTCGACCTGGTTCTAAATCAGGGTGTACTTAGACCTATCTTTAGTCTTTTTCGCTGTTTAATCCGGCCATTAATTCTTTCAAACGAGATCCTTGGGTAGTTGCTTTAATTTTACCCACACTTATTCCTTCGGTTGGATCTTGCCTAATTTCACCGGTTTCATTGTCAACTTTTTCAAGAACTGTTGATGTTTTCTTTAAGTTGTTAAACACAGAACTTCCGCCCCCTGCTTTAATTTGATTAAGCGTAGGTTGTGATTCTTCTTCACCTAAATCGCTAATACGCAAGGTATCAACATCAAACTCCAAATCTACTTTTTGTCCTACACCACTACTAGAACGTGTCTTCATAAACTGAATTTGATAACGTCCACGCTCTTTCATAGCACGACTTGTAAAGATACCAATCACATTATCTGCTGTCATAATCTTTGACAAACCGCCCGAAATATGACTGTGATCAAATTCAATTTCTTCAACAGCACTACGATTCAACTGTGAAGCAGTTACAGTAATACATTTTGTTTCCATAGCCAAATTACGGATTTCTTCCGATACATATTTGTCCTTAACAAACAAATCGCTCGGGCTAACTTTAACACTCAACGGCATCATCAAATCCAAATAGTCAATTAAGATAACATCTGGAGCAAAGCCTTTCTTAACTTGATATTCTTTTAAGTAAGCACGAATGTCGTTACAATTTTTGCCAGATGGCATATATTTGATTTGAATGTTACCTGCTTTTTTGCCTAGTATTTTAACCTTAAGTTCAACGTCTTCGAGATTCTTAAAAATCTCTCTAGTACCAATACCAGTCATCATACTGTCAAGACGCATCGCAACTAAATTTTCTGCCAACTCAAATGTTAGATATAAAACATTAAGTCCTGCCTGCGCCCAGTTTACACCCAGATTAGCCAAGAATAATGATTTACCTCCACCTGAACCGGCACAAAATATATTAAGTTCTCCACGGTTAAATCCTCCATAAAGTTTCTTATCAATGCTTGGCCAACCTGTTGAGATTTGACCATTGCTATTCTTAAGTCCTTCTAATCGACCACGAGGATCTTCAAAATAATCTGTACCCATATCTTTGTTAAGACTCACTTGGATAGCATCTTTGATTAATTTTTCTACCGGGCCGTAGTCACCTTCCTCGAGTAAATCTGCCGATTTTAAGATTGCTCTTTCTAATGCCTTGTGTCTACTAAATTGTTCAAATTCGTCTAGCAACCAATCGTAATTTTCCTTAGGTAATGGAATTGGAGTAAACTCTATTCCAGTAGAAGCATTAACGATTGTGGCTTCGGGCATTACCTTATACTGGTCAACATATTCTTTAATAAAACCTGCGGCTTCTTGATATTTCCTATCAAAACTTTCTGGTTCAAATATGTTAGCACACCTCATATATGTTTCAGCATCGCTTAGAAACATGTCTAGATATAATTTTTGTACTTCGGGTGTGTAGTTTGTTTTGTCACTCATCTATTTTTTCCAATTTCTTTTTTGCTATTTCAATTTTGACTTTGTTTGATTCTTTACTGGCTAATATTGTTTGTAAGGTGTAGATACGGCCATATCTTTTTACAGCGTCTGCTACATCTTTAATATCTGCCTCCCACTCGGGTAGACTCATGGACCAACCGTTGTCGATTGCCGCCTTTAATAATTTAGCCCCTGGCTTATCTCGATCAGGAACAATAATGACTTCTTTACCTAATTGACGAATCCTTGTACATTGTGTTTCATTTGGTTCATTGTGCATAATTGCTACACCATCTACAGCAATAGCATCAAATTGTCCTTCAACAACGATTACAAATTGTCTATCATCTAATTGTTTGTCTAAGTTGAATACATATCCAGGTTGTGCGTCAGTTAGATATTTTGGTTTACCTTCTTTGATTTTCCTGCCTGTATAACCTACAATTTTCTTTTCATTGTAAAAAGGAATGATAACACGATCTTTGTAACCAGGAGAAACACTCCACATCCAGTTGTACCATTCAAGTTTCATTCCTCTACCTAAGACATACTCGATAACTGGTTCAATATCATTTGCTATATCAGGCAAGTATGCTGAATTTACCCATTCTAAAATAGACATTGTACCTTCTGGTAATTCGGTCTCGTTTAATTCAAATGTAATTGATTTTTTTTCTACAGGTAGATTTTCTTGCTCACGTAATGCGTCTAATGATAACTCACCAATTTTAGTTTCACTCATACCGAGCCAACCAAAAAGCATTTTTGTATTTTTACTCAGTAATTTGCCTTTAGTCCATCCTGCCTTGAATCCGCAATTAAAACAGTGATATTGAAAACTATCAGGGCCCATCAGGGTGCCGCCCCGTTTACGTGAATCGGGCTTTTCTCCTCTGTGGTGACAACACACAGCGTTGAAAGATATCCAACCGCTAGGTGTTTGCTTTCTTTTTGGAGGTAAGAAGGCTAGTAGTTCTTGGTCAATTAGACTCATACTACTATTTTAGCCTCTGTATAGCAGTTTGTCAACAGTTCCGGTGTATTGTGTTTGATCGTTCAATCCTGGATAACCAACAGGATTATCTGGAATATGTAACAGATTAACATAGGTAAATGCACCTTGGAAATTGAAATAATCAATACCTGTAAAATTTTGGTAATGGCGCGATTGGACATTAGCGAATGTGCTAGGATTGCCTGGAGGAGGCGGTCTGTTGTCTACAGTACCTTGTATATAAACTTCGCCTGTATAATTTGTCATATACACAGCCGCAGTATGATATTCTCCGTTTGAATGAAATTCTGGATAGGCTCTTAATTCACCACTTACAAATAAAAATGATCCAGCATTGTAATCTCGATTTAGAAATTTTTGGAAAGTAGTAACTTCCTGACTTGGAGCCAATGCGGGCATGAAATCATGTGCCAATTTAATTGTCCCCGCCATGCCGTAGTAAGTATTAGCATACGCAGGTGTGTATGTACCGTCTGTAGGATCTAATTGTTTGATACCAAATTGATAGTTACCAGTGTCTAATCCCCATAAATCTCCTTCAAGTAAACTTAATTGAGTTAGTCCTTTTAACGATAAAGTAGAACCATCATCTAAGATAGTAAGTGCTTTTTCAATGATCAATCTTTGATTAGAAGCGTCAAACATACTGAACACAAACGAACTAGAAGATACATTCAACGGCTTTTGATCAGAGTTCTTAACCTGAAATTGTATGTTATTTTTCACTCCCTTCTGAAGGGTAATGTCGCGTTGGTACATAGTATTATTGATCCTCGAATTGTTGTCCAAATCCAATATAACACTGAATGAGTTTGGGTATAAATAGACTGGTAATTTTTGCATAATGATATTTATTCAATGACATCTAAGGACGAATTTCAAACTAACTTTCCATTTATAACCTGTATAAAAATAGGGGATAACGAGTACGTCGGGATTATCATAAATCTCGATAATAACGTAGTCAGCCTTTACAATTATAGCGATATACGTACAGATACTGAGAAACAACTTTTCTTAGAAATGGGCGAAGTTTGGTGGTGGGAATCAAATCGTAAGATTCCTATTAACATTTTTCTTAAAAAAGAAATGGGTAATTTTAAAACCTACATCAAAACTTTTAACAGTAAAGATGTTGAAGTAATTTTTGGACCAACTGTCAATTTAAGTGAAATTGCTGAAAAACGTGTAAAACGTAAATCAATTCAACTTATTAGATCCCCTAAGCGTCCGCTACGCTAACACCTTCACAAATTAAATTCATCTGGATTACAATGGCCATAGCATAGGCTACTGCGTGGGCCTTTTTAAAGAAATATTCATCATTGGTTGGTTTCGTCCAAATCTCCGTCATCACCGTATTCCAGTCTTTCCCAATCAGATAACGTTTGGCAGGTCGAATCATTGCTAGGACCGCACTTAATTGTTCCACGGAAGTAGGGCAGGTCTTCCTTAGTATATCCCCGTGCCCGTTCAAGTGAAATAACAGATTTGTAAATTCGTCTTCCAAAAGCAAATTCCATAATGGCTCCTGATTCATTAATTTAATTAAATGATCCTCGTCTCGAACACCGTTATACATTCCAACATTTAAAAAATCAATTTTAAAATATCCTCGTTCTTCCGCTTCTTTGTAGTCTATCGAAGCCATATGTGTTAGAGGATTGTACGGAATAGAAGTACAATAAACTCCTGTGTTGTGCTTTTTGAACCCGTCGATAGTCGCAGGGACATGTTCAACTATGTTGAGGACCTTGCTTCTATCGGCGAAATCAATATCAATATCAGGCATTTGGTAAATCTAACTTTCCACTGTTTGCTAATGATAACATTAAACTGTAATTTTCGTAAGCCTTTTGAACAGCCGCAAATTTTCTTCTCAAATATTTTTCATTTTCTTTTTGTTCCATTAGTATTTCAAACAGATTATAATGTCCTGTTTTGCCCATATGGTTGAATACTTCGGCTTCAAAATTTGCTATTCTTTCTAATTCACTTTCACTAATTTCTACAGTATAAAGTTTTTCAGTCTCATAAAAAATAGGTTGATCTATTACATTATAGTCATCTTGTGATACAAAAAATCTTGTACTAACTTTAGTAACCTTATGAGCACGTTTGTTTGTATCGACTATTGTTACTCTATGACGACTACAAAACTCTCTTATATTTTTCTCATCGTTAGTCAATTCCTGCCTCCTTACAGACTTCTTTAATCATAGCGATGTCGGCTTTAGATTCTTTAAATTTTTTAATCCAATATGCTACATCGAATGAAGGAGCAATAATATCTAATTGCTCGTCATTTAATTTACTGATTAAATCTTTTCCTGATTGACAATTTAATACAAGCCAAGGACTTACATAACCATTACGAATATCATTAACAGCACGATTAAGATTAACATATAAAAAATAATGAGCAAAGTTGGCGTTATTGTTATCACCCCATTCCATCATATGAGACAGACTTCTTTGAATAGCACTTTCGCAAGGTTCTAATTTTATCATTTCAAAAAGATATGTATCATACAGTTCATCTCTACACCAATGATCTAATTTAACTCCGCTTTTAATAACAAAGTCAACAAACTTATCTGGGTATAAAGGATTAACATTATTAACAAAACTACCAAACTTTACAAAGGCATTGTAGTACGGACTTTTACAAAATTCTTCGTATGTTTTATCTTTTTTAGCGCCTTGTGTTAACTTAAAAAATCTATTAAAGGCCATGTAGCCTGCTTGGACACGTTTTTCATCTTTTTGCATTGCCCTTCTTTTATTTTCACACATGTGAGCGTATAGAGTTTTTTCTTTCATAAAACTCTTGCCACAATGAAAACAATTGAAAGGTTGTTCAACCAATGCTATCATTTAATGTTCCGTTAAGTGACCTTGCTAAGTTGCTAGCAAAGAATGCCTTTTCATTTACTGAGTTAAATTCTTTTCCTTCAAGATATAATTTAACATCTTGTTTACTTTCGTTTTCTAGAAAAACTTTTCCGTCGGCATCTATGCCCACTGTCCAGAAATTATTCATAATCTTTCCTTTGTTTCTTATCAAAACCCATTTTGTCGAATAACTCAGTGATGTCTTTTTTGTCCATCATTGATGCTAGCAATTTGATTTCATCCATCTTCATGGCTGGGTACAGTTCTGCTAATAACTTTTCAATTTTGTTTGCTTTTTGTTTTTTACCTGCGGCTAGATACGGATGGTATGCGCTCATGCCTACACCTGTTGCCGCAAACATTTTCCACAATAGCGCCTTATGGTCTTTACTCAGTTGCCAATGGCCTTTGTTGACTAGTTCGTTAGTCATTTCTAAAAAATGTTCTTGTACGTCTCTATCACCTTCAACGTTAGAAACATATCTCATAAGAATATAAGGAGAGAATTCTTTTTTCTCCTTATCATCTAAATTATCGTAGAAATTATAATCTTTAAGATCTACGGCCTTAAGTTCTCTTTTTATGTCCAATGTCATCTTTTAT